TATATTATTGTTTTTATGTGTTATATTGATTTATATAATTATATCTGATTTGTGTTATATTGAATTATATAAAGCCTAATTATTTAAATAATCACGCATGAGTACGCACGCACGCGCATACAAGGCGAAAACTGCATGCAATATTTGTTGTAAACGGATGTTTGGTTTAAATATTCAGCCCGTATAAGCTTTCGTAATTGTTTTCGGTATGCAATATTTATCTGTGCTTCGTTCGTTTCTCAGAGCCCCTACAAACAAGCAAGACGGGCAAAGAATTCTTCATAGGGGTATGGGGGGGGGTAAACCGTAGCCGGAAACGGTGGGGTACCCATAGCCTAATCCCGAAAAAAATAAAAAAAATAAATTGTGCCGTGGTTAAACAGTTGATTATCAGTTGCTATGTAAATTGCCATATTGGGATATAATATTGTAAGTATCTGATATTCAGCCATTGTAGTAATTTCGACTTTGGTAAGTATTATCCGTGGGTGTAGTGTATTTGCCTACTGCTTGTTTTTAATTCCTCCCGATTTTGTTGGTTTTAGAATCTCGGATATTGTTTTGGTTGATAGTATGCTTTATTTGTATTTATACAACGTTTATTTGCGTATTTTACCCACGAACCTAAGTATTTTATCGTCCACCCGAAATAAAATTAAAATTTTCGCTTCTATAATTTGGATTTCAGAATTTGGTTAGTACATTTGCGGTGTTGTTTAACTAAAAACTTGAATGATATGAAAGGAGATTTTATTTATGAAGCGTAGTGAGCATTTCAACGTTGCTGCTGGCAAGTGGTTGAATGGTTATCCCTTGTCGGTTAATGGGCATAAGTACGTTATATCTGGCGTTGATTCGGATAATAGCCTTGTCTTGCATTGTTTAGATGCTAAGGATATTGTTTGTGAATATTCGGATTTGATGATAGGCTCTTCCCACATCTTTGTGAACCATTGCGACCATGTGATTTGTGAGGCGAGGCGGGTGTTTGTTGACGAGCAATCCCATCATGAGCTTTATGTTGTGAACAAAGGTGACGAATGGCGTTCTTATTGGGTTGAAGATTCCTATGTCATAGGTGCTAATTGCTGTACTATTCGTTCTATTTCAGACTTTCTCCGCGAGAAGAATAAGTTTTTCTGTGGTGACATTGTGGTTAAGTACGATTGCGGTGTTCCCACTTACTACTTTGTGGATGCTTTTACAGATGTTTCGGGTGTTTTCACGGTTGTGTTCAGCTACTTGGACGGTGATGGTAAAATTGCTTATTGCTATTCCGACAAGGGAATGTATCGTGTTCTTGAGGATGTTGCGTTTGAGCATTGGGCTTCTCGTGGATTCAAGTACGACGAGGAGAACAATACGTTGTGTCCCATCTCTTATGAGTTAACTGATAATTCCTATGTTTTTTACTGTAGTGACGAGCCAGTTTCGGTTCTTGCTAACTGGAAGATAGGTACTTATGGCTTTGCTAAGGATAAATTTCCCTTCATTGTACCTTTCCACAAGTTTAATCCCGACAATATTGGTGAAAGTTTGCAGCACAATGTTGTAAAACAGCAATAAAAGTTTACATTTTAGAGAAATTTTTCCTATATTTGCATTGAGATAATATTAAAATAGTTAACAAATGACATATTTATATCTGTTATCTTTATTAACACTTGTAGCATACATTGGTTATGCTTTGAAGGTATGCGGACTGCCTGCATCGCTTTCAGATACCTACTACATTTTGAAGGATAAACACCGTCCTTTTTGGCTGTTTCAGCTTGCTATGGTTCTCTGTCCTATGCTTCTTGTTCCCGTATGGCTTGAATTGTCTTCTGACAGTGTTCAGTTTCTTTCTTTCTTGGCTTGTGGCGGTCTGATGTTTGTCGGTACAGCCCCTTTGTTCAAGGAGGAGTTTCAGAGAAAGGTTCACTTCGGTGGAACTATAGTAGCCGGATTGGGCACTACCTTGTGGCTGCTGTTCTCTGGCATGTGGTATATCCCTTCCACTTTCTTCTTTGTGTCCGGCATTGTCATGCTGTTCAAGAAGAAGTGGCTGTTCTGGCTGGAAATGGCTTTGTTTGCGAGTGCTTATACTGGATTGTTGGTTAAAATGCTGTTTGGGTAATGGAAAGGAAGCTGTTTGATGGATGGGGTCTGTTTATAACCAAAGACTTGTCCTATGTAGGCTTTTTCACGGATGATAGAGTTTGCTTGATAGATATAGAGGCTGATGGAATACAAATCATTGAGAAATCCGATTTCAAGGAGGACTATTTACTTTCCCCTACCGAGGAGGATATGGTTAAGTTCCGTGCTACTTTAGAAAAAGCTGGAAGTGGGTTTAGAGATAAGATTTTGGAAATAATGAAAAAAAATAGTTATGAATTTGAGTTTTAAACAAGCTATAGACCTTCACCAGTGCCTTCGCTACATTGAAGCTTGCCAAGAGGCTATATACGGTAACGACAATACGAGTGACAACATAGAGGTCGGGGACGTATCTGTGACGTTTCACTTTGACGATGGCGAAACCTTTTTGGATAGCTTGATTGTTTCCGGTTCGGAGTGCAAGAAGGGTCGTATTGATGTTGAAGACTATTTAAGAGAATGATATGGAGTTATATTTAGAACCTATTTACCGTGACCGGAATTGCAAGGGGCAGTTCAACAAGGGTCACAGATTGAGATTTGGAGGGCGACCTTGTTCCGAGGAAACTAAGAAGAAGCTGTCGGAGATTATGAAAAAGAGGATAGCTGACGGTTCTACCAAGATGCCTCATTTTCAGAAGGCTGTAATAGTCATTAAGGACGGTCGGATTGTGGGTCACTATCCTTCCGCTACGGAGATGGCTCGCAGGCTGGGAATTACCAAGTCGATTATTATTCGTGTCTGCTTGGGTATTCGCAAAAGCTATCGTGGATGCAATCTTTTTTACGAGTGTGATTCAGATAAATGGATGAAACTAATTAAAGAATGAGATTATGAACATGTTCAATACAAACTCTACTACTGTCATGCATTCCAAATTGCTTCTTGGATTGGGTATTGACCCTCGGACGGCAGATTTGACCTTGCACGACGAGGAACGTGACATACCTCTTTGGAGTATGATGCGTCTGATAGACATGATTCCCGGCTTTATTGTGGATGATGATGGTTATACATACTCATTTACCATAAGTAAGGGGACATACGTGTATAATCTGTCCTATACCCGTAAGACCAAGCATGGGGAGAAGACTTTAATCTCCTTTCACAATCCGGTAGACAGCTTTGGCGAAACGGTCATTCTGATTATCAAATGGCTGTTTGATATGAAGCTGTTTCCGACCAAATATATGGCGAAATACGTTAAAAAGAAATGAAGTTGACTATTTACTGGACTAAGGAGGCTATGCACAAACCTTCCGATGGTTCACCAAGAATGTATGACCGTATTGTCAAACGCTTCGGATTCTCTGATTATATCAGCATCAATGGTGAAACACCCGTTGATGTTAAGGAGATTGACCTTCCGGATTTGAAGGTTGCCGAGGAGCGTGGCTACATACAGATAAGAAACAAGTGATATGAATGAATATGAAGATACACATGTAGTTGTTTCCGAACGGGAAGCACTAATATCCACTGTCAGCTATAATATTATGGCTACTAACGACCTTGCTTGTGCTACAGTGATATTTGCACTGTTTAGGTTAAGGAAAAGTCCCTTTTACCGCTTTCGTGTAAAGCAGTTGGCGAATAAGGTTGAGCTTGAAAGAAGTAGATATGAGAAGGTAATAAATGCTATGATGGCTGATTCTTCCGCTAAGTTTGCCGATTCCAATGATATTTTCATGGACGCTATTCAAGATGAAATCGATGCTCTGTTTAATTCTATTAAAAGTGAGTATGATAAGGCTTGTGTCGAGGATTCGGAGCTTTTCAGTTGGCTGGAAATGGCAAGGACTATGTGTGATTACAGTTGTTGCCAGTTGAAGTACCGCAGGCAGGAGATGATTGCCAAAGACCCTTCGTTCAAGAGGCTTAAATTTGCCCATTTAGACTTGAATAAGATGTCACAGCTAATGAATGAGCTTATGAAGGCTTTAGTTCCCGATGTGGATTTGAATACTGATGTGTGCAACAAGGCTATTCGGGAATTAGGAAAAAAGCTGATTGACCCGGATATTATTGCTAAGGCATTGTTAAGACAAGAATAACTAACCATTATAACTAAAAGTTATAGTATAAAAAATGTAAAAATGAAAGAAGTAACTAAATTGGTTCTACACCATGATTTGGAGGATTTGGTAAAATATCAGACCTCAGAGATAAAGTCTATGTTTGAGATGTACTCACAAGCAGTTAAGGATGGATGTGAAGAAGAGTTTGACTGTGCCATATCTATAAAGAAGGATATTCTGATATGTTTGAGTATGCTTAATGAAATATCTATGAGTGAAGATGATTTAGAAAAGAAGTTTGAAACTGACATAAATTTGAATTAAAATGGACGTAAATAGAATTGAAGTAGAGGGAAATCTTACTAAAGACCCGGAATTGAAGACAAGTAAGAACGGTCAAAGTTTTGCATTTATTACAGTATGCGCAAGCTATCCTAAAGGCAAATCTCCTAATGTGGAATGGATTCCGGAGTTCTTCGATGTTACATTGTTTGGTGCGGATGCTGAGTATATATGCCAATATGCTAAGAAAGGCAGTCGTATTTTGGTATCGGGCATGATGCGTTCTACTACAAACCAAGATACAAAAGTAAAATATTGGAGTATCATTGCCAACAATGCGCGTGTTTTGATAAAACGTGGGAAGAAGGAAGCTGCTACTGCCCAGCAACAGCCTGCACCTTCTGTTCAACAGCAGATTAAGCAAGCTCAACAAGTGGCAGCACAAGCCTTTAATCAGCCTTCCCAAAATGACCCTGATGGATTACCTTTTTGATAAGTAATTTATTATGAGGGAGTTGGAATTAAAATTTAACGGTAAAGGCAGTATGAAGCCTTTCCGTTTCCAGCAGATTAACAAAGGTAACAATGCGTACATTTACATGGTTGAGATTATTGAGAATCCGAGTGTACGTTGGTATGAAGTATTCAGACGTAGGGAATGTAGCGACACTGATGTAGTTCTTAACGGTCAGACAGTTCATTACGAGGCAAGAGTTCTATATCCCACAGCTAACGATTTTGGTGTCAGTGCTTTTTGTTGTCAGACACTTAGCAGGGCATTGGAGCATTTTAACCGATGGGAGAATGGAAGAGAAGATTGATAGAATTTTAGCTTTGCTGGAAGAGAACAATGAAATTCTTAAAGAAATCAAGTCTAAGATTGAGATGTCTGAATCGGAGGAGTGCGTGACTAAGCGTACACTTCACGATTTCATCAACAATGTTGTTGCAGACCTCTTTGCGGATATGCTGTTGCAGCCTAAAGGCAGAGGTCACGTAAGTAGAGAAGATATTATGCAATTTATTAACAAAATGAAGTGATATGGAGAACAATTATGGTTACAAGGACGAAATTATATCGTCCAGAGTTGGGAATCTCGGTGGGTCAGATGCCCGTATTCTTGCCGCTATAGCCAAGAACGGTTGTGTTCAAAGAGCACAAGTAGAGCGTCTTGCCATTGCCAAAGGTCTGTATGAAAGACCAAACATTACTAATATTGCCATGCAGTACGGTGATTTCATAGAAAATATGATTTATGACAGCTTGGTGCAAGTAGATGAGCGTTGGGAGAGCAATAAATGCTTTAGAAGTCAGAAATACGGGCGTGAAGGACTTGGTTTGCTCGTGCATATTGATTTCTCTCTTTTTGACGAGAGTAGGGATAAGCCATTGCTCTTATGGGTCGAATGTAAGGCTACTACTACTGACATCGAGCAGACTTATAAAGATTATAAGGAACAACTTTATGTTGAGTATGTGCTTGGTAAGGAATTGGCAGAGCAGTTAGGTGCTGATTTCAAGCTTGAACTTTGCCACTATGATGCTTCTGTTATGTTTGAGGACGAATTTCAGCTACAGTTTGCCTTTGACCCCGATAAGATAAGCAGAAAGAAAGTGATATTCAAGAAGCCAGTATTTGATATTTCCTCTGGCATGGATATTGCCGCCCAGTACGTGTCCGAAATGACTGAATACAAACGTGAGGAAATAGATTGGGATTATTTGCCTGCCGAGGTTCAAGAACAGATGAAGCAAGTAAACAATATCCTTGTTTCAATAAAGGAGAAGCAGGACAGCATAGAGGAATTTAAATCCCGTTTCTATGATTTCTTGTGCAAGAATGAAATCAAGAGTGTAAAGACCCCCTATTTCACTATTAGCAGAGTGGACGAAAGCGTATCTATTCAATTCGACAAGGTACGTTTTACGGCTGAGCATCCAGAACTGGCGGCTAAATATCAGAGGGCGGTCAAGAAGAAAGGATATGTACTGATTAAGACTAAGGAGGTGAAGGATGAAAAGTAAGATTATAAAGGCTGTGGGAAAAGAGATACTTTCTCTTGTCTGCATTATATTGTCTATAATTGGTTTACTTTTTGTAGGTCATTGGCTTTACTCCATCAGTAATATATTAGTATGGATAGTTTTAGGTATTCTCTTTTTAGGCTATATTGGCAGTGTAGTATATTCATGCATTGATGCTCCTGCCACTTCTTATTGGTACATTGTATATTATCACAGTAGAGGTCAAGCTTCTTTGTTTCTGCCTAAAGAAGATGATTTTTTCAATGTGGAGTATTACCGTAATCTTATCGAGAAGGAAGCTGGGTGTAGGGTTATGATTTTAGACTGGAAGGAATTTACAGAAGAACAATATCAATTAATTTTAAAAGAATATGAGCGAGAACAAAGTAACGGGATTGCAAAGGCTGAATAGCTACATATCCCACAATGCAACCCAAGAGTATTTGAAAAAGGTATTGAGTGATAAAAAGGATGCTTTTGTAAGCAATTTGGTATCTTTAGTAGCTAACAATGCAAAATTGCAGGAATGTGAGCCGGCAACGCTTATGTATGGTGCTATTCGTGCTACTGCATCCGATTTGCCGCTTGACCCATCTTTCGGTTGTGCTTATCTGATACCTTACAAGAACAATAAGTTAGGTATTACGGAAGCGCAATTTCAGATTGGGTATAAGGCTTATGTGCAGTTGGCATTGCGAAGCGGTCAGTTCAAGTGCATTAATTGTACAGATGTACGAGAAGGAGAGCTTATAAACCGCAACCGATTGACGGGTCAGATAGACTTCAAGTTTGAACAAGACGATAAGAAGCGAAATGAACTTTCTATTATCGGATTCGTTTCTTACTTCCAGCTTTTGAACGGATATGAAAGCACATTATATATGTCAGTAGAGGAACTGAAAGCTCACGGGCTTCGCTATTCACAGACGTACAAAAGCCAGTATGCCAATGTACGTGACAGTTCCAAATGGGTAACAGATTTTTACGAAATGAGTAGGAAGACGGTTATTAAGCTGAACTTATCTCGCAATGCTCCTCTTTCCGTTGAGATGCAGAAAGCTATCCGTGACGACCAAGCTGTATTCCGCAGTGCAGATACACCGGATTATGTAGATAATGTTGGTGACGAGCCTTTGATTGACAAGGATAAAGCATCAAAGGTAGCAGCAATGTTTGATGATGCTAAAATAGTTGATGAAAACGTTGGTAGCAAGAAGTAATATGCTTATATTTGCACAGTAATACGTGACGTGCGTGTTGCGACCAACTTCATATCATTTGGGGAAGCCTCGGTTAATCCGGGGCTTTTTCTTTTGAAGTTTTAAAAAAGTTTGTATCTTTGTGGAAATTTAAAGCGAAATGATATGGGCAGAATTTACGTTGGTTTAGATAATGGTGTTTCCGGCAGCATCGGTATTGTCGGAGATGATATTGAATCTTTTTTTTGCAAGACACCCGTCAAGAAGGTGCAAGATTATACAAAGGCAAAGAAAGAAGTGTCCCGGTTGGATT